ATTTAATGTTTGTCTAATCTTTAATAAAACCGTTATACTGAGTTGTAAAGCCTTGTTTATTTGCTACACCAGCATAGTTAAAAGCTTTTCTATGCGTACTAGTAGCAAACTAAATTAATTTAACATTTCTTTTAATTCTATTTTTAATTTCTTTAACTAAATTTAAAATTCTATTTAAATAACTTTTATCTTTATAATAATTATAAAGTATTTGTAACTAAGGTTTTACAGATAAATTGTCTAAATCACAATAAACTAAATATTTAACAAATCCTGTCAACCTGGTTTTCTTTTTAATTAATTTAAACTATTTTAAATCACCTTTATGTTTATTCTTTATGTCTTTCTTATAATAAATAATTTTCATACCTGTTTGTACACTTAAATCAAGGTTTTTAATTCTTTGCTACAACGTATTATTATAATATTTAATTATGTCTTGAAACAAAGTTTGTGTCTACCAAGCATTTAACTGTTATATTTTAAATTGTTTGTAGTTTACCTGAAAATTTTTGTCTGTATAAAGCTGCTATAAATGATTAAAGCAAAACTAAGACATTTTATTCTTTAATTGTTTTATTTCATTGTCAACCTAAATAAGTTTCTAAAACTTACTCTAATTTAAATATTTACTTGTAAACCTTTGCGACTTTAACATATTTTTAGATCTTTTAACTTCTTTTATATATCGTTATTTACTAAATTTTTAATTACTTTTATCAAATTTTTTATGTTAATATTTAAAAATATTTAGTTTTTATTTATTTTAAATAATAAATTTTAATAATTTTAATCCATTTTTGCATTATATAAAATTTTATTTAAATTATTTAAAAGAAAATTATAAAGATTACAAAAAATATAGAATTGGAGTAGAAAATAAATGAATGAAAATAAGTATTTGATTACAGGCGGTCTTGGATTTATTGGATTTAATTTTATCCAATATTTAGTCGAAGATATTAAAATTAATCCAAATAATATTGTCTGTCTTGATTGTATTACATATGCTGCAAAATATATGTTAGACAAAAAAATAAATTATTTAAATAAATATAATATTTATTTTTATACATATGATTTTGTAAAAGATATTGGTGTAATTGAAAATCTTATAAAAAAAGATAATATTACACATATTATTCATTTTGGTGCAGAAAGTCATGTTGATAATAGCTTAAATAATCCTAATCTTTTTACAGAAGTAAATGTAATTGGAACGCAGAATTTATTAAATTTAGCTAAAAAATATAATTTAAGATTTCATCAAATAGGTACAGATGAAGTATATGGAAGTGTAGATCCAGAAAAAGATATTGTTGATGAAACATTTAAATTAAATCCATCTTCGCCATACTCAGCATCAAAAACTGCAGCTGATTTAATGTGTGTTGCTTATTATAAATCTTTTGGAACTAAAGTAACAGTTAGCAGATGTTCAAATAATTTTGGTCCTTGGCAACATCCAGAAAAAATGTTACCGAAAATGATTACTAATGTATTACAAGAAAAAAAGATTCCGGTTTATGGTAATGGTATGCAAAGAAGATTTTGGATTTATGTTAAAGAACATAATGAAGCAGTTTGGAAAATTTTAAATAATGGAAAATATGGAGAAATTTATAATATTGCTCCAGAAACAAATAATTTAATTACAAATATAGAATTAATTAATAGAACATTAAATATTCTTGGAAAGAATCCGGCTGACTATATTGAATATGTAAAAGATAGACCTGGACATGATTTATGTTATTATTTAATTGGAACTAAAATATTTAATGATTGTGGACATAAATATTCTGTTGGAAAGTTTAATGAACAATTAAAAGAAACTATTGAATGGTATAAAATTTATTTAAAAAATTAAGAAAAATAAATATGAATAATAATTTATTATTTTTATTTATCAGAAACAAATTAATTTATATAAATATATCTTATTAGTTAAAAGAGTGAAAAATGAAAATGGAAAAATATATAAAATATCCTAGAACATTTCATCTACCATTTAGTGAGTGTCTTACTGAAGATGATAAAAGACTTGAATCTGATGAACAGTTCAAATTGATGGATAATGTATATGTTACTGAGAAAAGAGATGGAGAAAATACTACAGTTTATTCTGATGGTTATATTCATGCTAGGTCTGTTGATGGAAATAAAGATCCTTGGCAGACTTGGTTAAAATCTTATATTCAGACTTGGTATATGGACATTCCAGCTGGATGGAGGATTTGTGGAGAAAATCTGTATGCTGCTCATTCTATTAAGTACACTTTTGAAGATGAAAGTTATTTTTTTTCAAGTTTTTGGAATTTATAATGAAAGGAATGAAAGACTTTCTTATCAGGAAATGTTGGATTGGTGTATTATGCTTGGAATCAGATTTGTTCCTGTTTTTTACATGGGTGAGTATGATAAAGAGAAAATCATGAAAAGGTTTATAGATTTGAAAGAATATAATCTTAATAGTTTTGGAAATGAAACAGAAGGATTTGTTGTTTCAAATGCTGCTTCTTTCAAATATGAAGATTTTAGCAAGAATGTTGGAAAATTCGTTAGAGCAAATCATGTTCAAACAGACACACATTGGACTGAAAATTGGAAACCAAATAAAGTAAATTTGAAGATGTCTATACCTGGTACAATAAATGAATGTAAATTTTTGTAAAAGATTTTGAAGAATCTAATAAATATAAAGCTAAAAATTTGGGAAAGTTTAATTAACAATTAAAAGAAAACATTGAATGGTATAAAAAAATGTTTAATTATTTAAAAAATTTATTTTTATTTAGAAAATATAAATGTAAAGATTGTAAATTTTTTGTAAATGTACAGACTGATATTTATTGTAGGGAAGAAAATTATGGATTTTGTAATAAAATTAAAAATTATTATGAACCAAGATGTAAAAATAGAAAAAGATGTTTAAAATTTAAGGAGAATAAATATGAATAATAATAATCTAAAGGGTGTATTATTATGCGGTGGAAAAGGCTCAAGACTGTACCCACTTACAAAAGTAATTAATAAACATTTAGTTCCAGTTGGGAATAAACCAATGGTATATTATGGACTTGAAAAGATGACAGAAGCAGGAATTAAAGAAGTGTTGATTGTATCTGGTGTTGAACAATGTGGGACTTTAATTGAACAATGTGGAGATGGTAAAGATTGGGGATTAAATCTTACATATAAAGTTCAAACTGAAGCTGGGGGAATTGCACAAGCACTTTCTTTAGCTGAGAATTTTGCTGGAGACAGTAAGCTGTTTGTAATACTTGGTGATAATATTTTTAATATGCCAACTAAAGATTTAACAAATAATTTTAGTACTGGTGCGAAAGTATTTCTTAAAGAAGTAAGTGACCCAGAACGATTTGGTGTAGCAGAAGTAGTAAAAAAGATGTCTATGTATGGAAATCAAGTACAAGTATTATCAATTGAAGAAAAACCAAAAACACCAAAATCTAATCTTGCAGTTACTGGTTTATATATGTATGATAATACAGTATTTGATAAGATTAGAACATTAAAAGCGTCTGCTAGAGGTGAATTAGAAGTTACTGATTTAAATAATTTATATTTAAAAGAAAATTCTTTAATTGCAGAAATTATGCCTGAAAATTGTTGGTGGACTGACGCTGGAACATTTGAAAGCTTAGCAGTTGCAAATAAATTAGTTAATAAGTAATTAGAACCTATTAGAACCTTATTTTTTCCTTTCTTTTGTTATATTAAAATAATAATAAGAAAGGATTTTTTTTATGTCTATAAACGCAAAAGCAGCTTTTAATATAATTAATAGATATAATTTTATAATTAATTATATTTTCTTTTTAAATGCAGCTTATAAAGATTTAATAAAAAAGAATTATTTAGGAAAAGCTTTTTTTGATAAATTAACAGAATTTTTAAATAATACATTATTCATAAATTTATGCAGACAACCAGCTCCAAAATTTAATGTACAATTTTTAAATGCAGATATAATTCCATTATTATTTCAAAATAGAATTATATCTGCATTTTCAAAAAAAGATTTTAATTCTATTATACATGAATTTGAAAATTCTCAAAATATTAACTTAAAATTTTTAGAAGGTTTTTATAATATTTTAGTTAATTCTTTTTATAATACTAAATTAAAATATAATATATTTTCTATTTTTAAATCAAAAGATAAAATAGAGAATTATTATTATTTATTATTAGGAAATATTATGCTTGAAAAAGAACTTTCTGGTAAATTTAAGTATGATTTTTATTATATTTTTAATCATTATAAAAATTTGCAATATACACCAATTGGAAATTATTTTATTTTTGTTAAATTTTCTGTAAGTAATTTTTCTGTAAATCATGATAATTTATCAAATTTATTAAGACAACTTAATAATAATACTTATATAAATAGAGATAAAAAAATTAAATTGCATAATGTAAAATATTTTGCAACAGAAGCAGATATAGATAATACATTTGAACTGGTGCAAGATAATATTTTAGGAAATTTACTTTAAAAATTATAAATTATAGTTATATTATAATATGGAATATTTTAATTAAAAAAAGGAGTTATTTTGTATGAGTAGAAAAAAGAAAGTTATTGAAGAAACATTAACAATGCAAGAAGTAACACCAGAAGTTAATTTAGAAAATAATTCTGAATATGTAAATAGGGATATAGGAAAAAGCGTTGAACAATTAATTTTAGAAAATATAAATTTTGCATACTCAGTTGTTCATAAAGAATACGCAAAATTTCCAACACAGATAAAGGAAGATTTATTATCTGCTGCAAAAGAAGGTTTAGTATACGCTGCATCTAAATATAATAATAAGCAAAATAATAATAATTTTATTTCATATGCTGTGAATTGGATTAGATATTATATTCAAGAAGAATTAAGAAAAACATCACCAATTAAATTAAATCAAAATTTTGTAACTAAACGAAATAAAATTTTAAATTTTATTTCAGAATATAAAAAAGAATATGACGGAGTTGAACCAGATGCTTTTATAATTGCACGTGCAACAGGTTATTCTGAAAAAGTTGTTAATAATGTATTGAATATTAATTGTGGAGATAATTATAGTTTTATTTCTTTTAATGCAATAATGAATAATAACTCATCCAAACTTGACGATGATGGAACACAATTAGAAAATAAATTAGTAAATGAGTATCTTGAAGAATCTTGTGTTGACCAAGGAATGCTTTCTGTAGAAGTTAATGATTTACTCAATATGCTTAAAAAGAATGTTTCAAAATTAGATTATGATATATTTATTGATAAATATTTAAATGATTTATCTATTTCAGATATTGCAAAAAAATATAAATTACCTTTTCCAGCATCTGCAAAATATAGATTAAAATGTGTAGAAAAAGTTTGTAAAGATTTAGTAGGATAAAATAATATACTTATGTTAACATTTTTAAAAGGTACTCGGAAATAGAGGAAAAATTTTATATGATGAAAATTCTAGATTAGAATTTGATATATTAAGAGAGTCATTTAAAGTTGAAAATAAAGCTGCAAGATTTGCAAGACAATTTTCATATGCAGTTTCTCAGTGGAGTTATCCAATTGCTCCACTGGGAGCTTATCAAATTGGATTAACAGATGATTTTATTAATCGTTGTAATGAAAAAAATATTGCATACTCAGTAGATCAAAATTTAAATAATTTTATACATCCAGCATTATTTATATCTGAAGTTCAAGAATGTCCAAATCCATTGTTTAAATATAGAGATTACCAAAAATTAATGGTAGAGTCAATGTGTAAAGCTGGTAGAGGTATTATTCTAAGTCCAACTAGGTCCGGAAAATCATTAATATTATCTGGATTATTTCATAATGTTTTTTTAAATTCAAGTAAAAATAAAATTAAAAATATTTTATTAATTGTTCCTAATTTACAATTAGTACAACAAATGAAATCTGACATTACTGATTATTATTCTAAATATAACCGTATTTATAATATTACATTTAAAGATAGTAATAATAAAGTATCTCTTGATGATAATGAAGAAATTGAAATTAATAATGAAAAAATTTTTCCAAGAGAATTAAAAAAAGGAATGGTACTTTTTGGAAAAGAAATTAAGTTAATTAAAATAGATGAAACTTTAATAGAAAAATCACCTTGGAATGTTATTGAATTTTCTGCAGCGGAAGATAAAAAATTAAAAGGAAAATCATGGGAATTCCCAAATGAAAATAAAATTATAATAACAAATTCACAATGGTTATTATTACATGGTAATTTATTACCACATATTGACATGGTTGTTTGTGATGAAGTACACCAATCAAAATCAGGAAATGCAATTACTAAATTAATTCAAAGCATTGATATTCCATATAAATTTGGATGTACTGGAACATTACCAGAAGATGAAAAAGATAAATGGGCAGTAGCAGGAACTTTTGGTCCTATTTTAAGAAAATTAACTGTTACTGAATTACAAGAAAAACATGTTTTAACTTCTATTAAATTACAACCAATAGAATTTTTTCATGTTAAAAAAGAAAATTTTAGAGAATCACAATATGATGAAAATGGAAATCAAGTAAAAGATCCATTTGAAATAGCACAAAAAGAATATCAAAATGAATCAATGTATTTAGGAATATACAAACCATGTAATAAAAAAATTGTAGCCTTAGCAGAATCATTAGTAAAAAAATATGTAGATTGGAATGTATTAATTTTATTTGATTATATTTCACAAGGAGAGTCTTTATATAATTTATGTAATACAGAAAAAAAATATTTTATTGACGGGTCAGTTAAAGTAAAGGATAGACAAAATATTGTTAATACTGCTGATAATTCTACTGGAAATATTATTATTGGTAATACAAAGTGTATAGGTACAGGTTTAACATTAAAAAATATTCATTGTATTATATTATGTATTGTTGGACAATCTGCAACAAAAACAATTCAAGCTGTTGGTAGAGGAATGGCAACTAATAATAAGTCTACATTAATGTTATTTGATATTTTTAATAATTATAAATATTCTCAAAAACATTTTAAAGAACGAACAGAAAAGTATCAAGAATATTATAATCTTAAATTTGGTAAAGATTATCAAATAAAAAAATTAATTATTGAATAAAAAAGGCTGGAATTTTTTAAATTCCAGCTTTATAATTTTTATTAATAATTATTATTTGTAATTCTTAAGCCACATCGTGGACATTCAAGTATTTTTTTACCAGACTTTAATATTGTTTCTTTAGGCTGTACATATTCTTTACAAATAATACATAATTCTTTTTTAATCTATTGCTATGTTTCATCTACTGATTTTGGTTTTATATATGGTTTTACCTATGTAGTATAGTCAGTAGAAAATTCTAAATCATTCTATGTATCTTCATTATATAATTTATTAGATTTTCTTTGTGTAAGACAACGTTTTTTAGCAGTCTATTTTGTTAATTGCGTAATAGACGGTTGGTATACAATATTAGAAAATGTATGTTTTATCTTTTTCTAATTTCTATTTAATCCAAGAGGACGTTTAACTCCAGGCATCGGTTTTATTACATCTTTACTTATAGGCTGTTGTATATTTGTTTGTGTCTTAATTTTATTTAATATGTCAGCGTCTTTTTCTAATTCAATATTCTCTTGTGGTACTAAATCTTGATTAGATAATTCAGATCTTTCTTTATTAAATTTTATTCTATTTGCAATAGATAATGCTTTTAAACCTCTTCTATATGGTCTTGGCGTTACCTATTTAACAACATTAGGCACAGTATTAAAACATTGTGTGTCATGTATGTTTAATTCCTATGACTAATTAATTGGTTCTGTAAAGTCAGTATTTTCTTCAGTATCATTTTTAATCGATTTAATCCAATTTCCAATTTCAGTAAATACCTAGCTGTCAGTTAATTCTTCATCTGGAAACTAATTATCAAATGCATTATTACTTATATTCTATGCTTCATCATAAAAACCATTCGCAATTTCATCTAAAATATATTGCTATGTATTTTGTAATGTCTAAATTAATTCAGGAATATTTTTTAAATCATTTAATGTATGCCAAACATATTTAACACCAAATGTTGGCATTATATCAAAAATAAACTAAAGACCATAATCACTAAATGAAAATGCTGCTGGAAATTTATTATCAATATATAACTAATTTTCTAGAATTATTTTTTTAAAAATTTTATTAAAATATTTCATTTATAAATAACCTTGTATAAATCATTTATTATTATTTATTAAAAATATATAAAATAAAAATGAAATTCCATTTAAATCTGAAATTTCATTTTTATGTGGAATTCCATATAAATATAGAATTCCGGTTTTGATTAAGGAAAAATAAAGAAATTTGGATATTATGTATTTTCAAGAATCGAATTCTTAAGCAAATTTGTAGACTCAGTTAAACATTCAAGTTGATAAATTGCTTTATCTTGAATTTCATCTTTTTTATCAATATCTAATTGACGTTTAGTTACAATACTTACTAATTTATTAAATTGCGCAGCTTTAAGTCCAGTAGGATTTTCATGTTTGTCATATTTAATATCATCTGGTAAATTATCATAATAATCTTTAACAATACTGTCAGTATTTTGACAAATTTTTTCTTGAGTATCTTTACCTTCACTAAAGAATCCTTTTATAGTGCTTATCATTTCTTTTTCTTTAAGAAATTCAAATCCATTTCGATTTTCAAGTGGAATTTTGTTTTCAATTGAAATTCCACTTTCTAATAGATATTTTTGTACAACATGCCACTCACCAAGATACTGAAGCCATGGAACAATCATAATAAGAAGTTCAGCAAGTTTTTCACCCTTACCTTTAGAATTTTCTTTAGGATAACCACCTTGAAAATAAATATAGTCCTTCACATTTTTAAATACTTTATTATAATATTTTTTTAGTTCTTTAAATTCATCTTTAGATCCAGATTTTTCAGCAATTAAACTTGCAAAATCATTTTTAATTTCATTCATACTTTTTGTATTTTCAGTAAGTAATTCTGTTTTAATTGGAACTGCTTGCTGTACAATTTCATTCAAGCTAGAAAAATCTTTGGTATCTGATTTATTTACAAGGTCAGATTCTATTTCTTCTTTATTATTATTTGAATCAATATTATTACTTTCATTATATATATCAGAAATAATATCCTCTAATGCATCTCTATTTTGTTTTGACATAATATTTTATTTCCTTTTTAATTTATATATTATTATATGTATACTTTATTATTAAAAATAATTCAAACATTCTAAAATGAAATTTCATTTTAAAAAGAATTTATAAAAAAATGGAATTCCAAATCAAAATGGAATTCCAAAAATTTTTGGTAATAAAAATATACTTGAGACCACATTTGTAATCTCAAGTATTATAGATTTTGTTATTCCACTTCAATGATCTGACCACGAATTCCTTTGCAATATTCCTTGCAATGTTCAGGTGTCAAATAAATCATTGGAATTTCTGCATTAAGCTGTTTCTGTGCTTCTTGAATATCAGAACAACAATCAGAACAAACAATTACTGCAGAGATTTTATTCTCATCATCATATCGAGAATTCGACCAGTCATCTGCAATATATTTATATACTGGCATATGACTTGTACCACCACAAGAAGTTCGAGTAAATACGTTTTTCAGAGTATCATCATTAATATCATCAAACTCAAAGACATTATTAATATCAGAATCATGCTGAATCACAACAATCTTTTTATAATGCTCTTTTGCGTCAAGAATAATATTTCCGATTTTCTGAAATTCATTATCGCTCATTGAACCAGACTGATCAACACAGATAAAGATTTTGCCATAAGCACCATTATCATCAATTACGTCAGGAAGATACGGCAAGTCAAGTGTCATAGTAGTTCTACGAGGTCTAGCCCAACTAAAATAATCAGATTTAGTAAGAACAGTCTGAAGCGAATTCTTAAGAATTTTTTCCCAGTCAATTTTTACTTTGAACAATTTTTTCAGAAAATCTTTGCAACAGCTCGAGATATTACCTTTAGATCTGTCAACTTCATTTTTAAGATTTTGTTCCATAACCTGACGACGAAGCTCAGCATTTTCAGCATCTTGCTTCATCTGATCTTTAGACTTTTGATATTCTTTCGAAATTTTATCCATATCAGGCCATTCAATATTTGTACTGGTAATTTTCTTACCATTCGGCAATTCATAAGTCGTAGTTGTAACAACAACATTATTACCACCGGCTTGTCCACCACCATTATTACTATTCTGACCTTGTACTTTTTTCACAGGTTGACCGTCATCAGAATTGTCTCCTTCAGTCTGATTCTGTTTCTTATTATTGTCAGACTGATTTTTATCTCCGTTAGACTGATCCTGCTTATTATCATTGCCAGACTGATTTTTAGAATTCTTATTGTTAGACTTTTTACCAGACTGATTTTTAGAATTATCATTACTGTTAGAATCAGTATCATCAGACTCTGATTCATTATCAGACTGATTTACATTACTAGACTGATTTTGCTTATTATTGTCTTTACCCATCATCTGATCCATAGACAAGGAAAAACTTTTTTGACTGATTTTTTTAGATTTCATCAAGTCATTATAAATCTCTTCTGCAACTTTATTCAAATAATGCTTGTCAAACATAAAGCAATATTCACCCAGCTCAGGATTTCCTTCATAGTTTTTATCTTCACATTTATGAAGCATTGTTTCGATATTCTTAAATTCATTAATAAAATTTGAAGCATTATCGTTAGTACAAACTTCTTTATACAAATACATCATATTATGTACTTCAAAGTCAGCAGCAATATTCCAGAGCGTATGTTCGCGCTTATCAGCTCGAGTACCATGAAGCAAAACTTTATGATACATTTCATGAAACAGAATAAATACTAACTTAGTTTTTCTTTCAAGATCGTTCTGACAAACAGTAAAAAATGGATCTTGAATATTAATATGAATTGTACTATCAATCGGATTGAAATACCCAAACGTTGCGCCTTTCAATGCAAAATTATCATCAGTTTCAAAAACGATTACAGCAGCAGACAGTTCAAGTCCAAATGACTGAAACAATGGTTCTTTTAACAGATCATAACAAAGTCTGTTATAAAGATGACTGTACATGTTAATCTGTTCATTAGCATTAAATTTTGCTTTCATACTCTAATCTCCTATTGTTGTTTTTGTTATATTATAATATAACAGAGAAAATAAAAAAATAAAGTAAAAGACTAGTGAAAATCGCCACATTTTTCACTAGTCCCAGAAGAATAAGCCAGCGCTTATTTATAGTTTATGTTAAATATCGATCTTACCAGCATCAATTGCAGACTTTGCTTTATTGATCTCTTTTACATCATTATCATCAAGTCCGATCTTGAAAATTTCGTTCAACAGGTCATAGAAGTACCAGTCAATGTTTCTTTCCTGTTTCATCTCTTTCAGCAACATGCCAAGCAGAGATTCAACATTTCGAGTTTTATTTTCAGTCTGAGCTTCTTGATACAGATTGATAAAGTTCACGCCAGAAGCAATAAGCGGTCTTGTATTGATATTTTTACATTTCATAACAAGTAAATATGCCATTGTTTCATACATAAACTTGACAGCTTTTGTAACAGCTTCACAAGTATGGTCAAAGTTATTTTTCTTATACATATTAACCATCCAAGTCACGCCAGCAGTAGTAATTGCATAAACTGCAGTCGGATTTTTTTCACAAGCCGAATGATATTCTTTCTTGACATTTTCCCAGCTATGCTTGACCAGTTCATCAAAGTTCCAACGTGCAAACAATTCTCGATATGCTACAAATTCTTTTGCATATTCAGCACCAACCAGGCCAGTTGCCATAGTCATCAGGTTATGAATATCGAGCGTACCAAGTGCTTCTTCATAAGCATCCATCTGACTCGAGAGATAAGTCCAAGCACGAGGACTTGCCCAAGCCGTAGATTCGATAGGCTGCTGACTCAAAAATACGTCGCCTTTGTTATTGATAAAAGTGATAATATCAGCACGAACATCATGCTTCATTGCAAAGTTTTTGATCCAGTCATCTGCCTCAGACGCAACTTCAACAAACATCATTCTGTTACAAACAGGGGCAGGAATCGGCATAGCACCAGCTTTGTCCTGAGCTCTATTACCAGCAATAACTAAAGCTGTTTTTTCAGGAAGCTTATATCCATTCAGGCCCATTTCTGTAAACAGCTGGAAACAATACTTTTGCATCATACGGTCACAAAGATGAAAGTCATCAAGCAGCAAGACTGTCGGGGTTTTACCAGGTTCATAATTTTTCGGTACGTACTCAAGTTTTTCAAGAGACATATCAAGGATTTCAGGTTTGGTCCAAGCAGCACCCTGTCCATGCTCGACCTTACACGGAAGTCCAGTCAGCATTTCAAGTGCACTGTTTGAAATAAAGAATGTTTTCAATGCCCAACCATTCTCGATACAAATATCACGAAGGATATAAGATTTACCACAGCCTGGCGCACCTTGAATATAAATTCTCGGAGCCCACTTCTGATTGATCTGAAGGTTAACATTTGCCTTAACAAATGCACGGATATCGTTGATTTTGATCACGTTCGACTTCATCATTTCGCTAGCCATAATTCATTCTCCTGTAATTTTGTTTTGTTTTTGTGGCGTTATTATAATATAACAAAAGTTTTTAATAAGTAAGGTAAAATTTAAATTTCTTTCATATATTTTTTCTTAAGATCATCAAGGTCAATTACATCCTTAAGAATATGACCACAGTCAGCACAACAATAATGATTCAACATTGCATCATCATCAAGCTGAGCATCAGCATATTCAACTCTATCATCTGTGTCAGCATAAGTAATCAAAAAGCTAGCTTGATTACAAGTAATAACTTCTTCTACATTATGCTCACCGCATTTTGGACAAGTAAAGATCAATTTTGCCATTTTAAAAATTCCTGTTAAATTATTGTTTATTTTAATATAACGAATATTTAAGAAAAATAAAGTAAAAGATCAAAATAAATTTTTGTGCGTTAGGTTTGAAATTTTTAACCCTTTTCCCCGACTCCATGAGTCCGTCTTTTAATATAACAAAAGAAAATTAATTATTAAGTTTTTGAAATATAATTTTTCCACAATTTTCAATTTGAAAGTTTTGTTTATTAATCATTTCCGGGTCAGTAAATTTGATAAATCTGTATCCAGGAATTTTTATATTATTAAACCAACATCTATCTAATGAAAGTATTGTATCAGTAAAATTTAAATTTTCTTGTTTATGAAATATATCAATTAATTTATTCATTATTTCTTTTTTATTAAATATCCAGTCATCTTCCCATATATGAATTAATCGATATCCAGCTTGATTACATAAATTAGTTTTCATTAAATGATAACCAGTTGGTTTTATTTTAACTGAGTGCCAATACAGTCCATTAAATTCAATTGCTAATTTAATATCAGGAATTAATATGTCAACCTCGTATGGCGAAGTTATATCATAATTATTTTCTTTTAAATCAGGAAAATATTTTTTACAAAAGCTGGTTAATTCTTTTTCAGTTTTTGAAGATGATACTTTATCAATAACCGGATAACAGTTAAAACATCTTGGCACTCGAGATAAATTACCAGTTCTAGATATATGTCCGGTTAAATAAATTTTACTTTTAAATTTGTTATGACATTTACAACATTCAAATAAATATTCATGATTGTATCCAAGATATTGATCTATAGTAAATATTGGCTTAACATATTGTGAGAATGATAAAATTTTTTGCCAACCTAAATAAAGTGAATAATTTTTTATACCATATTTTTTAAGACAAGTTTGTTCAGTTGATTTTTTTATTTTTTGTTTAATTTCAGGTAATTGTGAAATATTATCAACATTATATTTTTGTTGAATAGTAATTTTACTTTTTTTATTTAATATGTCAGTTGTTCTAATTTGTGAATTAAATTTAGCAGCACAAGATCTGGAACAAAATTTTTTGTGCTGAAGGTGTTGTTTATAATTAAGTTCTTTTTGACAAAATAAACAAACAGGCAAAGTAATATTTTTTACTAAGCCTGTAATGTAATTTTGTTCAGTAAGCCAATTTGGATTTTCTTTTAATTGAGTTTGTAAAAAATTAATACTTTCTGGATAAAGTTTTTTAAATTTTTTAACACAATTAATAGAAACTAATTTAAACTTTGAAAAATATTGTTTTAATAAATCTTTCATTATTAAATCATTTCACACTGAGTAAAAAATTCTCTAAGTGAAAGTAAGTTATAAATTTTGTTTTGGTCAGTGGAATTTTTTGTATCTTTTACAATAAGCATCCAATTTGTATTACGTTTTCTAAGTCCACATACTTCAAACTCAAATTTAGTAATTTTATTATTATAGATTTTTCCAAGCCAGTTAGGCGCAAGATCAAAATCTTCACCTTTGTCAATATAACGTTTTGCATCATCTGTTTCAAATCTAATTACAGCTGTAGCTTTTGCAATTTTTTTAAAATTCATCATATTAGATAAACTCCTTATGCTTGTTTATTATAATATAACAGATATTTTTAAAAAATTAAGCATAATATTTTAAAAATGCGTGAAATTTTTCTATTGCTTCATTTGAAAAAACATCACCAAGCTGACGAGTTAAAACTTTATTATTTGTTGAATCAGTATATCTGATTTTATAATTATATCTATTATCACTAAAATAAGATCTATAATTTGACTTATATTCTGGCATATTATCTGGTTGAGTTGTATAAATAGGAATTAATTGATTAAAAATTTTATTAATGTTATTTTTTACTGACCAGTAAGAAATATCTGTTACTTGAAATGGACAAAATTTAATACCAGATTGTTTAGTCCAATAACTTCTATTAATAGAGTATAATTCAGGTTTATTTTTATACAGAGACAACTGACTCAATCCACCATCAATATCAATATAATCCAAAATATAATTAGGATATTTTTGAATCAGATTATTTTTAGCTTCAAGAATTTCAGTCTTGCTAATTACTTTTCCAGGCTTAGAGTCAATATAAATAAAAATTACACCAGTTTCTTTTGTATTTTTATTCATATAAAATACAGGAAAATATCTTGACTGAATTACAGTTTTTCGTTTTTCTATTGCGTCAATTTTTTTCTGTTCAAGATCACTAACAAACTTAATTTTAAGCTGTTCTGCTTTTTCTTTTAAATATGCAGGAAGCGTATCATTAAGTTTAATAATACTAGTTTGATACCAATGCTTATTACTTGTAAGTTCAGCTATATCTAAATATCCACGAAATTTATCATTAATCAAATCTACAAGAATAATTCTGTCGCCTTTTGTAAATTTATTTGTAACTAAATATGTATTAATATATTTAGTACCGGTTGTAGTCATACAAATAATATCACCAGGTCGTACTTCATTTTTAAACATATCAGTAAATTTTGGAAATTTAATTGTTTCAGTAATCTCAGCGATAGTTTTCATAAAATAATACTCCTATTATAATTGTTGTTTATTTATTATAATATAACAGATATTTTTAAAAAATTAAGTATTATATCTCAAAAAAACTGGTATTATTTTTTCTATAAGTTAGTTCATATTCAAGTGAAAATTCATGAATATCTTTTGATTCAATATTTAAAATCCAAGGCATAAATATATCTCGTTCAGAAGGTTTATTGTCAGGTTCCCATACTAAAAATACTATATCTTTTCCTTGACTTAAATCTCTAAGCTTATTTAAAATATCAGCTTGATTTAAATTATAGATTTGCTTTGTATATCGTTTTTCAAAATTACATAAAGAAAAATGTTGGCATGCTTCTTTAAATAAATTTTGATTTGGTACAAATTCTTTAAATTGTAATCCATCATAATCTTTTGGTACAGTATACGATGTAGCTAAGAATAAAAAGTTAGATTTTTCAGTTACTGACAGTTTACGCCAGTAACTGAAATTCGTGTAAAAAATTTTCATATCAGAATTTTTTCATACCAAGTTTTGGGATCATAAATTTAATTGGATTAACTCCAATATTATCAAATACATTACAAATAAATGTCATATAAACACCAGTTGCTGGTTTAGTTGTTTTATTTTCATCTATTAATTTAATAGTTTCTGGCTTAATATTATTATTGATTAAATAATTATTAAGTTTTTTCAAAAACGAATTCTTAACTTGCATAGAAAGCGGTTCACCAAATATAAAATTGACTTTACATGAAAAATATGTACTAAGCATAAGTGGTGTTTTGTCAGGCATTGTTTTATAAATAATATTCTTAATACCGTCAGCATATTTCAATGACTGAGCGTCAAAACTAAGCTTGAATTGTTCTTTTGGATCTTCATTCAATGTTACAAATTGAATTTTTTTAGATTCAAAATTTTTAACAAGTTTAGTCATACATTCTTTTAATGCATTGATATATTTGTTATTTTCACCATATTTAAGAATGGTAAATTCATTTATTTTAGGTAAAAAATAATTATTAATACAAGATTCATATTTTTTAATATTATTATATACTTGATCAAAATCATCTAGTCCATAACGATAGTTGACTAGTGCATTACTAGTATGAGTTTCAATTTGTGCTTTAGAAGCTGAGTTAAACATATTATGATATTTATATTGTGCTTCAAAATATTCTTTTTCATTGTCAGACAAATCAGAATAATAAAACATTATATTAGACGGATTTTCATTTCCATATAACAACTCACTAAGTCTATATGTTTCGTCAATATCATTATATTTAAATGCAAAATTAAAGAACTGCACATTTTTATGCGAACTAATAATCTCACTTAAGTTAGAATTAAAATTATATGCAAAGGTATTTTCATCAAAAGTTTCTTTCCAATACTGGATAGACTTAATAAATACATTTTCTTTCAATTCGTCTGCATTATCAATTTTTTCATTAAATACAAAAAATTTATTAAAAAAATCAGCCGGACTGTCAAAAAATTTATTGATATATGTCATAAGTTGTTTATAAGTCGAAAATTTTACAAAATTATTATAACCGTTATGTTTATAAACATTAAATGAATATGAACTTAACCAGCCAATATTTTCCTTACTGACTTCATACTGTTTAATAAAATAAATAACAAAATCAAATCGATTAGTATTCATCATAAATTTGATATGATTGTTAAGAATTTCACACTGTTCATTAGAAAAATAATTCATTTGAATTCTCCTGTTGTTGTTTTATTGTTTATTATAATATAACAAAACAAATTGAAAAATAAGGCGAAAATATTAAAAAAGTTGCCATTCAGTTTCATTATATAATGTGTCAGTCATTTTTTCAATTAATTCAGATTTCGTATAATACCCAGTTTGGATTCTATTATGATGAGTATATTCACAATCAAACCAATGTTTACTACTGTTCCAAGTAAATTTATAAGTGTCACTATTTTTTGGAATAATTAATAAAGTTTTACCAAAATAACATTCAGCACAGTCAACAATTTTTTTAGCTTTAATTTTTAATGATTTAAAATATTCATATTCAGATTTCATTGTTGGATCATTAATAAGACTTGCTGCTTTTCGTAGGTTCATTATAAGGTTCCTTGTTGAATTTATTTTAATATAACAAGAATATTTAAATAATAAGGTAAAATTAATAAAGTTTTTTTTAGAAAATTAAAAACCCTTTAACCCGACCACATGGGCCAGATTATATTATAATATAACAAGAATTTTTTAAAAATTAAGATATATTTAAAATATTTTCATTTTAATATTAATTTTTTATAAATAATATTAAACAAAAATGTTTAAGGAATTTTATAAATATGAAAAATAAATATAAAAACACTATTCATAAAAAAATGAAGACATATACAAATAATATACAAGCTAAATCTCGTTTACTTGTTGAATGTATTTTAAATAAAGATCCTTTAGCCGCAAATAAGGTTTTTCCAAATTTAGTAGAAGAATCAGAAAAACTTCGTTAGCTTTAGGTTAAAAAATTATTATTAGAAGATGACTAGGATGACTGGAGTGATGATGATTCAGGCGACGAAGGTGATGATGATTCTGATTACAGTGATGATGGCACCGATGAAGATACTGACGATGAGGGTGGTGACGAAGGCGACGATGATTTTGAAGATGATGAAGAAGATTCAGATCAAGAAGATACAGATATAAATAAAGCAATTGATGATGCAACAGAAATTAAATGTCAGATAAATGCAAAAATTATTGAACATTTATTTGATAAAATTTCTGATTTAAAAAATGTTTTAAATGATAAAGAATTAGATGAAACATCAAAAGAATTTATTAAATTAGATACTTCAATTTCTTATTATTCTGATAAATTACAAGAATTACAAGCCCAGACAAATCCAGGTACAGATCAAACAAAGCTTTAGGAAAAATTAGATATTATAAGTAAAGCTTTAGATGAATTACAAGAAAAAACTGGTGGATAGTCTTCTGACAGTGATGACGTTGAAGCACCAGAAGATGTAGATGATTCTGAATAGTCTGATGATACAGATGAAGAGTAGAGCGAAGAGTAGAGCGAAGAGTAGAGCGAAGATTAGGAAGAAGATTAGGAAGAAGATTAGGAAGAAGATTAGGAAGAAGCCTAGGAATAGTAGTAGAATGATGAAGATTTTTAATAATTCTATAAAAAAATGATAAATATATAGTAAATAATATTAATAATACAATTTATGGAGAAAATAATTAAATGAAAGTTTTTAAACAATTATTAGAATCTGTTAGAGCTAATTGCCCAGATTTAATCTCTGAAGAACAAGCTGCTTAGATGTCTAAAGAATTTGATCAGGAAATTGATCAGATTAAAGCAGATGGTCGTCAGGAAGGTCAAGCCACAGGATTTCGTGAAGGTTATGACGAAGGCAAGAAAGTTGCTGCAGATGAAATGAAGGTTAAGATCGATTAGATTGTAGAAAAGTTAGATGAATAGTCTACAACTAAATTATAGCAAATTCTTGATATGGTTGACCAGAGCAATACAGAAAAGCTTCAACAGCTTCATGATTGGATGAAAAATAATATGGTCTCCAAAGCTGACATGGATAATGCATTAGCAGCACAAGATGAAGATTATGCAAATAAATTTGAACAAGCACTTAATGCAACAGATAATAAACATGCAGAACAACTTCAAATGGCTATGGAAGCAATTGATAAGAAACGTGCTCAACAATTAAAATTTATTTATGAATCAATTGATAAAAAACATGCACAAATGATTGAAGAAGCTGTTAAAAAGGTTGACTCAGATAATGCAAAGAAATTAGTTAAAGTTACAACACTTTTAAAAGAAAATAGAGATAAAGCTATTAATAACATTACTAAAAAATTAGTTCTTGAAGCAAAACAAAAAATAGCCAAAAAAACTATTTTATTTGAACAGAATTTAAAAGCGCATAAAGCAGAATTAATTAAAGAACGTAATCGTAAATTAGATGTTCTTGCTGAGTCAGTTCAAAAATATTTAAATTATGCTCTTGATAATGCTTTACCACGTAAACAGTTAATTTCAGAAGCAAAATATAATGCTGCAATTAAAACTATTGAAAAAGTAACTGATGTTCTTAAAGTTAATACAATTGTTCAAGAATCCAAAGATGGATTATTTGCTGATTATGAAGCAAAAATTGCATCTGGCAAAAATGAACAAGAAAAACTTTTAAATGAAAATATTGAATTAAAAACAAAATTAAATAAAATTGAAGCACAATTAGTGCTTGAAGAAAAATGCAAGGATTGCACTCCTGCTGAAGCAAAATTTGTAAAAGCTTATTTTTCTAAAGCAGACAAACCAGAAGTTATAGAGGAGTCAATCAAAGAAGCTAGAACTGCTTATAAAAAACTTCAATCTGAAAGACGTGAATCTTTAATTGCCGAAAATGCAGCTAAAGCAAATGCAACCCCAACATCTGTTATCACAGAAAAACAAATTGCATCTGCTAAATCTACAGCTAAAGCTAAGATTGTTTCAGAATCCAAAGCAGTTAAGTCAGCTGAGAAGAAACAAAAAGTTCAGCCAAAAAAGCAGGACTTAATTGATCTTTATGCACAAGCTTTACAAGGTCATAAGTGATCTTAATTTTATGGAAAGAAGTTTAAATCGTCGTTTTAATACAAAAATAAAATAAAAGATAAACTTTTTAAAATCTTTTAAATATAAAAAAAAAATTTAAGGAAAATTGAATTATGCAATTCATGGGAATTGAAAATCAAGAGACTATCTATAAGAAGTGGTCTCGCCTTATCAACGCCGGTAGTAAAATCGGTGATGATACTGTAAAAATGTCAACTGCTATCGTTCTCGAAAACGCTCAGCAGTCTGTCGATCATCAACATAAAATCCATGGCGGTAAAGGACTCTTATTTGAATCTGCTGCCGGTATTGGTACTGTTAATGCTATGGGTCCTACCCCAGGCCAGCCATCTTACGCTGACACCACTGGTGACGCTCGTGTTCCATCTATCGTCATTCCAATGATTCGTCGTATTTATCCACAACTCATTGCTCATAAGCTCGTCGGTGTTCAGCCAATGCAGGCTCCTATCGGTATGGCTTTTGCTTTCCGTGCTAAATACGGTCGTTTCGGTCGTGGCGATGGCAAAGTAGAAGGTAATGAAATCGGTTATCTTGGCAATAGTCCTTCTTTCACTGGTAAAGACGCTAATGAATATCGTTTCAATAACGAAAAGTATTATGAAGTTTCTGGTACCGTGCCAACTGGTGCTGTTCCAGCTGCTAGACAAGACCAAGGCGCACTTGACCTTGATCCATTCAGAAGTCCATCTACTGGCATTCGTACTGGTTTATATAACTATGCTAATCCAGCTGCTCATATGAAAGAATGGGAAACCAAGGATCCATTAAGTGGAATGATGGATAAGTATTTCTTCGGCAATCTTAATGCTGGTAAGAATATCGGTGACGGTGCTGATACTTCCGATGCTGAAAACTGGGCTGTTGGCCGCGACATGCCAGAAGCTGGTTTTGAAATCCTCAAAGCCACTGTTACTGCTAAGACCCGTAAACTCGGTGTTCAGATCACTCGTGAAACTGAAGAAGATATGAAAGCTATGCAGGGTTTAAATGCTCAGCAAGAAATTTCTGATCTTCTTTCTTATGAAATCGCCCAAGAAATGGACCGTCAGTTACTCGGATAGATTATTCAATCTGCTCTCCGTGCTGGCAATGCTACTGTTTGGGATCCTGCTAAGGCAGATGGTCGTAATCAGCATGAACGTTGTAACGCTCTTTATACTGACATTCTCCGTGCAAGTGCTATGATCGCAGTTAAATCTCGTCGTGGTGCTGCTAACTGGGCTGTCGCTTCTCCGGGTGCTGCTGCTCTTCTCGAAGCTCAAATTTATAATCCACTTAGTGTTGCTGGTGGACTTGGCAATGCAAATGCCTATGGTAAGACCATTGACCAAGGTATTGGTGTTACTGATATCGGTACTCTCCGTAATGGTACTATCAAACTTTATCGTGATACTCTTGCTGGTGGCGAATATATTCTTCTCGGATTTAAAGGAAACAACATCTATGATGCTGGTATTATCTACCTTCCTTACATCCCACTTGAACTGATGCAAGCACAAGATCCTTTCACATTCAATCCAATAACTGCTGCCCGTACAAGATATGGTGTCACAACTAACCTTTTCGGTGCAGGTCAGTTCTATCACTTCTTTGGTTTAAAGAATGTAGACGGAGTGAATGCTAAGTTTGGTACTGATGCTGACAAAGCATTCTTACAGTAATTTTGAATAAAAGTTATTGTTAAGTAACTGAATTTAAAAGAAGCTAGTCAAGAAATTGATTAGCTTCTTTTTTCATATATTAAATATCCGCAATTTTCGCATGGTTTATTTAATCTAGTAATAATTTCTGGTGATTTAGTTTCTATAAGTATATAATTTGATAAATTTAAATTATTATACCAGCACTGGTCAAGTATTAATTTATTTTCTGTAAAAACTTCATTATTAGTAAATATTAATTTTAATTTTTCACATATTTTAGTTGAATTATTTAACCATTCATCTTCCCAAATATGAATCAAACGAACACCTAATTTGTTACACATTTTAGTTTTATTTAAATGGTAACCAGTTTCTTTATTATTAATGCTATGCCAGTGAACACCATTAAATTCTATAGCAAGTTTAATATCAGGAATATAAATATCTATTTCATATGGTGGTATTAAATCTCGTTTATGTGTTTCAATATTATTAAAATATTGTTTACAAAAATTTAATAAATTAGATTCATTTTTAGAATAGTTTTGATATTTTTTATAACAATTAGGACAACGTGGACAACGTTTAAGTTTTATATCTCCAGTTAAATATGTTAAAAATTTTGTAGTTTTAATTAAATTAGCCTCAAATATTTCTCCACAATGTTTACATTTCCATTTATAGATATATTGTCTACCTTTATATTCATTAGAAGTAAATAATGGTTCAACATAATTTTTAAATAAATTTACAGCTTTTTCATATTTATTATGTAATGCTATTAAATTACTTTTACCTTCTTTACTGCATTTAATACTACAATATTCATTTTTATGCCATAAATACCAGGTATAATTTATAGGATTGCCACAATGTTTACAAATAGGTAAATATTCATTATTTTGAATGAAATGCAGTACATTAAATAATTTTTCAAGTGATGGATATTTATTTAAATATTCTTGACAAAAGTTTTGTAAATCTTTATTTTTCTTTAATAACCAAGAAGCTTTTCTATAATCAGTTAAGTCTAAATTTTTAATAAATTCTTTCATAAATTTTCCTTATTTTTTTTTTTAAAAATATTATTATATTATTATATTAAATATATTTAGGAATTTTTAAAAATGGATAATAATATTATTGAAAAACAAAAAAGACATCGTTTTAAATTTAAAAAAGATCAGTATAAATGTTCTTCAATAGAAGATTTGAAAGAAGCCGCAAAGCATTTGACAAATTTTAATGGTAATACAATAAGTAATTTTTTAAAGCAGCAGATAGAATTAAAGAAATTTGTAGAAGATATATTTAATAGTAATCAAAAAAAATATTGTACACTTAATAAAACATTTATTGCATTGGTGAAAGATATTGAATTTGGACATTGTAAATTATGTAACAAAGAATTAAACTATGACCAAACTTGGGCTAAAGCAGATTATTGTAGTAATAGATGTAAATTAAGCATACAAGAAAATCCATTTAGTAGAGAAACTGTAAAGAAAAAAATTAAGCAGACTAATTTAGAAAAGTATGGTGTTATAAATCCAATGTTTTGTGATGCAATTAAAGAAAAACTTAAAATAACTAATTTACAAAAATATGGTTTAGAAAATTCATTTCAAAGAGAAGATATTAAAGAACAAATTAAACAAACTAATTTAGAAAAATATGGAGTTGAACATCTATATCAATCTGAAGAAATAAAACAAAAATTTAAAAATAGTAGAAAAATTACAGCATTTGAAAATTTTCAAAATATTTGTTTGAATTTAGGATACACATTATTATGTGATTTCGAACATTATATCGGAACTAATAATATATACCAAGTTCAATGTAAAAAATGTGGAAATATTTTTAATACAAGGTATGATGATGGTAAATTAATTTCTAGGTGTTTTGTATGTGAACCAAGAAAATTTCCTCCTATTAGATCAAAGAAAGAAATAGAGGTTTATGATTATGTTTCTTCTATTTATAAAGGTAAAGTGATTTCAAATGACCGAACAGTAATTGGTCCACAAGAGATAGATATATTTTTACCTGACTTAAAATTAGGATTTGAATTTGATGGTACATATTGGCATAGTTTAAAGTCTGATAATTATCACAAACATAAAGATGAGTTAGGATTAAAATCAGGCGTAAAGATTTACCATATAGACGAAGTTGACTGGGATAATAAGCAGCAAGAAGTGAAAAATTTTATTTTTTCCTTAATTTTTTGAATATATTTGTTATATTAAAATAAAAATAAGGAATAATAAGAATGAAACAGGCAAATGAAATTATTGAAGATGTTAAATATGATAATATTACAGACTGGAAAAGTGCTTGTCAGGATACGAAGTTGCCAGAATATATTATTAGAAAATATAAAAATAAAGTTTTTTGGAATTTGATTTCAGCATGTCAAGCTTTGTCAGAAAATTTTATTAGAGAATTTGCAGATAAAGTTGACTGGCTTTATATTTCAGGATGGCAGAAATTGTCAGAAAATTTTATTAGAGAATTTGCAGGTAAAATAAACTGGACTTTGATTTCAAGACACCAGAAACTGTCAGAAAGTTTTATTAGAGAATTTAAAAATAAAGTAGACTGGACTTATATTTCAGAACATCAAAAATTGTCAGA